AGGTGATAGCAAGTATTGAATTCCAAGCCCTTGGCGCGGTGTCCGGACATGAAGCGGATGGTGCCGCCAGCGGATTCAAAGATGTGACGAGCATATGCAATGGCTTGATTGAGTGTACGTCCGTGTCTGGCGAATACGCGCATACACTCTGCTGTGTCCGATACAGTTTTGGAATCGAGACTTTCACGTTCAGCTTCCCAATGTTCTATGGCTTCGAAGGTCTGGGCCTGCGTCATTTCTTCTGGGCCGAGTTTGCCGAGGAGGCGGATGATGCGAGCGCCGATATCGACACCGGCAACATCAACCTTATGGCCAGCTTGCAACATTTCCATGGCGAGGGCGATCAATGGGGCGTTATATCGGCAGATGACGGTGGAGTTGTCTTCGATAGATTGAATATTCCCGCGGGCAACAATGCCGCCTCGTTCAGCACTTCGTATGTCGGGAACGTGCCAATGTACGTTATTTGTGATCGCGTCGGGACATCGGAAGCTGATTGACAAAGGTAGCGTGACCATACTAAATTGCGAAATAGCGTCTGGCATTGCTCTGGTGTCAGCCCCGCGGAATTCATAAATTGCCTGTGCTTCGTCTCCCACGCCAATCTGGCGGGAATGCTTACACAAACGTCCGACCATCGCGCGGTTGACAGGAGAAAGGTCTTGATATTCATCGACAAGGACCACTGGGAATGAGGGATAGGTTCCGCCGAACAGGGCTGGCATGTAGACTTGATCGGTGAAGTCGATGACTCCGTTGTAGGCTTGGGCGATGGATAGGTTCAGGATTTTGTCGATCAGGGCCGGGGCATCGGGGAGCAGGGTTTCGTCGAGCAAGCGTTCGACTGCTCGGAAGTCGCAAAGGGATTTGGACGCTCGCGCATGGGTTGGCGGAATGTATCCGATATTACGAGCGATTGAAGTTGCAGCAAGCACAGAATCATACATACTCCAAAGATAAGCTCGCTCACCACGGGATGCTTCATCGACAATGCTCCGGAAGATTTCGGCGATTTTCTTTTTGTTCAGGGTCAGGCGACGATCGACAGCGGCTGCCCAGATTTTGTGGCCGAGGCTGTTAAAGGTGCGAACGGTTGTTGCGGATCGCATACGCTTCTCGGCTTCGGTGGCGATGGCTTTGTTGAAGCACATGAGAAGGTAGGGTTGGGATTTTTCGGCGGCGTCGATCATTTGCAGCATTGTGGTTTTACCGGTCCCGGCTCGGGCGCGGATCATTAGGTTGGACTTCGTGGTTTTCACTGCGGACAGGATTGCTTGCTGCTCGGGTGTTGGTGGAAACTCACTCATCGTCAAAATCTCCAACTTCTTTACCATCCAAATAACCTAAACGATAGCCTCGCATATAAAGATCAATCAACATCCGTTCTAGTTCTGTCGATGATTTGTTTGTCTTTATTGCTTGTAGAATTTCCAAAATTAGATTTTCTTTGTTGGTCATTGGCTTTTCTTTCTGAAACAATACCAAGCGCCGGGTCATCGGGGAAGACTCCGTTGAACTGCGGGTCGATACAGGCGTCGAGGATGGAGGGGTTGGAGAAAGGGCGAGAGGAAGGTTCGACTATGCGGTAGATTAGTTTGCCCATTTAGGTTTACCTTACGTATTTCGGTGTGCAAAGTGCCTTTGACCATTCCGATAAAGTCACAGTGAATTCTATGTTACCAAACTTTATTGTTACTATAGTTTCACCTACATAGATTTCTAGTTTTGGTTCTTCCATCTTAGCTTTCCTTATTGTCCGTAGATTATACTAGATTTGGTTGATAGAGTCAAGGGGATTGTTGTGTTGGGTTAGAGTTTCTTGTTATGTATCTGTGTCCTCCTTGAGGTTAGGAGGGAGCGGGCGCGGTAAGCACGGCATTACATTTGTCGATGACGCTGCTCGGGTTGCGGTGATAGTCCGCTTTGCATTCAAGCAGTTCGTCCCTCGCCTCCTCCAGCGCCCTTGCAAGGGCAGCGGAGTGGGTTTCGGCGGCTCGTTTCGCCTCAAATGCTTCTTCGGCGCGGTCGATCATTTCATTGCCAGCGTCGCGTTCGGTCACACGCCAAAGCGGACTGTCGCAATTTGGGCATTTATCGCCGGGCTGATCGCGTGCCGTAACAGTGCCATCGTTCGCGTTTAAGTTGGCCTGGATCAGCGTGAACTTGCACTTTGCGCAGCGCCACTGTCCCGGCACATAGACAAGACGTGCAAGGCGAGCATTCTCAGCCAACGCCTCTTCCCTCGCCCGCTTCTCTGCCTCCACGCGGAGGGAGAGGGAGCGAATCATGGCGGCGGCTTCGCGGATAGGTCCAGAATCTGGGTCTTGCAGAGAGCGCCCCGTCCAATACCTTTCCCAAAAGGCAGCACGCTTTTCCAACCGCTCGCACAGCCCCGCCGCATCCTCCCCTGCTAGGGAGAGGGTGGCGAGCGCCTTGGATGCGAGGTCGAGAAGCGCGGGGAGGGCGTTCCGCATGGCGCAGATCAAACGCGCTCTTGCCTCGCGCGTCGGGTGCGGAAACCCGCCTTGCAATGAGCCAAGTTCGATTTCTTGCCCCGCTGAGTTCTTGGCGCAGAGCCACCAAACGTCTGCGCCCTCGGCAGGATCGGTGCGGACGGTCTGCCAGTCTGTTGAGGTATCGGCGGCCAGCAGCCCCCGCAGTTCCTCGATCTTCTTCGCGTCAACCATTTGCGGCTCCTAGCTGAGTGGCGAGGGTGCGGAGGCGGTCGGAGACTTCTTCGCAAGCCTGCGCCCAATGATCGTGCTTAGGATCGTCGGTAAACTGTGCTTGCTTCGCTGTCTCCGCAGCCGCCGCCAGTGCGATGGCGAGGACGGCGCGGGCTAACGAGCCATGCAGTCTTGTGGAACGGCTACAGCCAGACTTCCGAACGTCGCCAAGCGCCTCCATACATAAAAGCGAGCAAGTCCCTTGGCCGCTCTCGAACTTACCAGAGCGACAGATCGCCCGCGCCCCATCCTCTACAAGTTTGCTAATGTCCATCCCCACCTCCTACTGAAACTTATTCTGTGCCACCTTGGTAATGGTATTGCGAACCAAGAGAAGCATTTCATGGACGCCCTTCCAGCCTTGGGCCATGAGTTCTTCCATTTTGGAGCCTTCTGTTGCATGTAAATGAGAAATAACAGCCGCCTGATCCGCTGCTTCATTCAAATGCCACAGAAGTTTAGAGAAAGCATCGCCACGAGTAGGGACGCCAGCTGTTGTGTTGTATTTGCTAGTCATTATATGTGACTCCAAGTTTGTCCGTTGAGAATTTTGAGTATAACTCTTCTATTTACATTGTATCTTTCGCATAGTTCTGTTGTTGTTAGGTGACAAAGTCGATATTAGACATTCGCAGGTTCCTTTATATGCAGATCAAATTCATAACCGAGAGCCTCGGCCCAAGCAATGGCGTTGTCGAGGGTTGGGCAGGTTTGGCCGTTTTCCCAGTTCCAGATTTGGTTTATGCCAAAACCTGCGCGGACTGCTAGGGATTCTTGAGAGATTTTCTTTTCGATCCGTATTTCACGCAAGAGTTTTACTATGGGGTTCATGGGTTAGAATCTCCTATCAACGGATACTTTCGGTCGCAGGTTTGCGAGGATTGAGTTAAGTTCGAAAGCGGTAACTTTTCGCAGGTTTGCATCGAGGGATTTGCCAAGGCCAGAATCAAAATCGGCGATTGCTAGTTCTATCGCGCGCGACAAAGATTCATGGGTGGTGCAGACGTAATCGGAATATCCGACTTGGCCGGACCAAAGGGTTAGCTCCCAGCCGCGCGGGGATTGCGCGGCGTTGCCGATGTGGTAGCCAAGGGAGTTGGCATGGGCGATGGTTTTTGATAGACTCACCGGATTATCCCTTTCTTTCGCAGGATGCTTTCAGCAAGGGAATGTTGGGCGATGGTGCCAACGTAGTCTTTGCGCCGGGGAGCGGGCATAACCTGAGGTTCCCCGGCAACGTCCGCGTGTTTGCAAAGCAAGGCTAGGGCTTTGGATAGGCCGGATTCGGACAGGCGAAAAGCGAGGATGCAAGGCGGGAGGTTAGGTTTTGTGGGGAGTTCAACGTAGACCGATCGGCCATCGGTCCACATTAGCAGGGCATTGGCGGGAGCCGCACTCGGGGCAAATGTAGCGGGCATGGGTTAGGCTTTCGTTTTGTCATTGGCAATAATGGCAGCAACTTCGACACCGTTTGCATCGAGAAAGTATTGCATTAAACGCATTGCCTCGTCCATATGGATAATGTTAGCTTTGCCTTGGCCTAATACGAATGAGATAACCTGAATAGCAATTGCGAATATTACTTCGCTGCTATGTTGTTCGCAAATGATTTTAGCAACTTGACTGTTTCGCATCCCAGCCTCCATTAACATAAGATTGGGGCGGCGATTAACCGCCCCAAGGTTTATGTTAACTAGGCCATATTACCGCCAGCCATGTACCATTCGTTGTCATTGACCCACCAAGGCTTGTCGGCATAGGGCTTGTTGGCGTATTGCTTGGAGTCGTTGCGGTCCCAGTCAAGGCTAGTCTCAGAGGGAGTCTGGGTCTCGGGACCATCCTTTGAGGTCGTACCATTCGGCTCTAGTGAAGCCTCTGTAGAGTAAACCTCTGTAGGGCGGGAGTCACTCTGACCCTGAGGCTCTACAACAACCGGGTCGATGGGGCCAGTATAGGAAGGCTCCACAATGGTAGAACCCTGTTCTGTCACAACAGCAGCCTCAACCAACGGCTTCGGCGTCATGGCGTCAACAGTTGCCTGATGCTCAAGCTGACGCGCCTGCTCCAGTCGTTCAGCCACCCCGAGAAGCTTCTCAATTCCGCTAAACTTGTCCTCAAGTTCAAGGCTGCGAAACATGGCGTCGTCGCGCTCCTTCTTAACCTCCGAGAGGGAGGTATTGAGGCGTTCGATTTCGGCCTTGAGGTTGGAAGTGATGTTTTCTTCGATCCGGAGGTTTCGTTCGAAGAACTCTACATCGTCACGAAGCTGCTTGATCTGGCTTTCAAGCTCCGGCTTGGCCTTGTAGGCTTCGACCATATCGATGAAGGATTGAGTGATGTTGGCGTCCATTTGGCTTTCTCCGTTTATAGTGGTCTTTGGCGCGCTCTGCGCTCTACCACGATCTGGGAACGAAAGCATGGGCCGTGGCCCATGCTTAGGGTTTGGCTAAGTGATCCTGAGATTACGGGGCATTGCTCATCGCACTGATCCTACCCATCCTTCTCATTGCTCAACTTAGGGTCTAAGGTAGATCAGGCTACGCCTTCTTCGTACCTTGCCCAAACCAGATTAGTGAGCCACCTGCTCCGGAGTGGCCTTGGCCTTACGCGGTGCAGCCTTGCCAGCCTGCTTGGCCGACAGGGTGGACTTCTTCTTGGCCTTCTCGGCTTCCGCCTTAGCAACCAGCTTCGGCGACTCGTGGACAAGATCGGCGATGTTGATCGCAGACTTGACCGCCTTGCGGCCTTCGATGTTGGCGGTTGCCTGTTCGATGAACGAGGGATCGGCGGCGATGAGTTCATTCGCAGCCTTGGTGATGACGGACGCTTCCACATGGCTGATCTTCATGCCAGCCGCACGGATTTCGTTCTTCACCACTTCCTTCGCCAGTCGGCGGGCTTCCGTCATAACGACAGCGGAAACCTTGTTCCCGTTGGCGTCCTTGGTGCCGCCACGACCCTTGGAAATCTTGCCAGCCTTGAGGTTGGAAAGGTTTTCCTCGGCGATCTTTGCAGCGGCTTCCTGAGCCTCGGCCAGCTTGTCGCCTTCGAGATCCTTGGTGAGGATCTTCGACATGCGGGCATTCATCAGGGCTTCAAGGCCCTTCTGAAGGACAAACTGGTAGGCTTCATCGGGGAGTTCGCTGGTGTCAACAGCGATCGTCCGATTGGCTTTGGTTACCTTGATATTCATGATGCCCATAATGGCTTCATCCTTGGGGTTGTGGAGGGACAAACTAACGATGGTTTAGTAGGGTCACGGGAAGCTCAGGCTTCCTATCCATCCTCGTTCTATGTTGGCCTTCCGGGTCAGGCGAGATTGCCTGCATATGCCGAGTGGGAGGCTCGGCATAGACTGGAAATCACACGTTTTCAAAGAATGTACCATCGTCAACCACCCATGTATCTTCGGGCTTTTCGGGGTTGACTGGTTTTAAGTAGGCCCAGTCTACTATGGATGATTGGGGCTCATAGATTTTTAATAGTGGCCTTAGAGCTTCTGATAGACAATCGCAGGCTTCTATTTCATTTGCAACATCAACCAGTATTTCTATTGTGGCTTTGTAGAGCATTGGCTTTTCTCCATCGTGGCAAGCATTATAGCACCGGCCGGGCTAGGTGTCAAGCGGAAAATTTCGGGCCGACGATTTTTTAGATATTGCTAGATAAGTTAGATTTAACTTAAGGGTTAAACCTGACCACTCAATGACAGGGGACGCTACTCCCCTGTGGTTGAAGGGTTAGGGTCGCTGGAGATTGGTGAAATGGACTCGGCCATTCTCAGCCACAACCCTGTCAGCCTTGTACCGAGCCTCGCTCATTCGACCGTTGGCGGTGATGACGTCGTCGCAGATACCGTTGGCGATATGGGACATAACTCGGTTGAATGTGAACGGATCGGAGCGGTCGGCTTCGGCATAGGCCAAGGCTTGGTAGAGAGTGTCGTTGTATTGGGTGGCTTTCATTCTGCAATCTCCATTTCGGGGTTGGGTTGGCGATAGAGGGTTACTGGGGCAGACCAGAGTTGATAGGGCATACGATTGCCATACCTATCAGTTGTGGGGGAGATTTGGATTGAAATTTGTTCTAAGTGAAACCTCGCAAGCTGGCTAAGGTGCATCCCCAGACGCCTTGCTACTCGGCCGGCATAACCTGCGAATAGAAGCCTGCGTTCTCCGCAATAGTTGGCGTAGACGTGGTAGATGGATTCATTCATGGCGATGGCTCCCAGTAGATTACAAATTGTGAGTGATTCATGCTTAGAGCATAGTTCAATGCCTGAGCATATCGTGGAAACTGTCGTTGCGTGGATGTTCGTGTGGTTTTGGTACTGTGTACGTGCCACATCACCTTGCCTCCACACTATTGCTAATCGCTAGAAGCTCAGCCACAGTGATCCGGGTTTTCCGCTTGACGCAGAAGCTGACGCGGAGTCGGCCAAGGCTGAGCCAGTAGATGCCACCGATTTTGCGGAAGGACATGGTTATTCTCCCTTGAATGAGTTTTGACCGTGGAAGTGTTCATACCATGCTTTCACAGGAAAGCCGGAGATACCCATCATTGAACAGTAGAATGCGAAGCGTTCACAGTTACTAACATTCTCGATGAGTTCGACCATATGATCGTAACGATCACCAAGGTAATCTTTGATATCCTCAACAGCGTCAAACGCTTTGGCAGGGGATTTGGAGTAGTCGATTGTATAGTGCATGGCTTTTGCTCCGTGGTTAAATGGGGCAGAAGAGGTTTTGGAGGACCAGCGGGCTGGCCTATAGGTTGCTTGTAGCGCTGCGCTTACACTACTTACTCATTGCCTGATACAGATTTCGCTGCATCATGATAACTCGGCGCATGGGCTGGTAATGCCACCAACGCCGGGCTTGGTCAGAATAGTAAGCGGATATGTGGGCAACGGGTTGGCGATACATCACACCAACTCCCGAACTGCCTTGATATACTCAACCACTTCGCGATACTGGCGATTGATGCTGCCATCAAACGCACGGGCGACAAGGATAATCTCGCGGATTATCACGTGATCTTTGATCCCGTATTGGTGGCAGAGTTTAGTTATGTCTGATTGGGACATTGGCTTAGGTCCGTTAGTAGCGCTGCGCTTTCAGCCAATCTGATCGCGGCCAGCTTTGCCATCGTGCCACGGCTCGCCGGGCCTGTCAAGCGGCGAGGTCGGCTCGACCCATGAGGCAATGAAACTATTAGAATATACCAATAGATTGTTAAGTTCATAACCTGTAAATGATACAACATCTGCTGCACGTGTGGCATAACCTGTCAAACCGGGCCGTAGCGCTGCGCTTACTGCATCTACCTTCGTGGCTATTGGCGCAGAGATACAACCGAATAGAAATGCTCGTCTGTTCATGATTGTGTCCTCGGGGCAGAAGAATCCGGATATCTTTCGTCTATCTCAGCTTTACATTCCTCAACTGATTCGCAGTATCCATATCTATCATCACCATCTTCCACATCATCATGCTGGTAATACCACTGACAATGCTTCCATTCATGGCCGGAATAATATATCTTCCATTTCTGCCTGTGCCAGTAAGGATTGGCGAATGTTCCTAATCTAGACTTTTCCATAGGTTTTGTGTCCTCTTAACCTGGGGCAGAAGAGATATAATCCCTAGGTTCTGGAGTGGCGCTGCGCTTACAGGTATATGATGAGCCAACTATCGGCAGGCATATCAGTATTATTTGATCGCCAATAAGCGACCAATACACATGCAGGATAGTCTATTATGTCGATAAATGGCATGGCTTTCTCCGGTGGCGCTGCGCTTACAAACCAGTTCTTGATTATGTTCCTATTATACCATCGCCAGTCGCCATAATCAAGCCTAATCTTCAACAAAATCAACAGGTTAGGTTAGGTTTATCATCTAGGTTATTCCCCCGGTCAACTCCAGGTAAACCCTAGGTATCCTCTCCGATTGTCTAAGATTGGTCTAAACCCCTCTCCCCTGCCAAGGTCTACCTCCCGCCATCACCTTCCCTCCCTACTTCCTCTAAAAATATCTCTCTCTTGAAGGGTAGGGGATAGGGGTAGAAATGGCGAAGGTGATGCAACCCCGGTGAGGTGTGTGGGGTTTGGGGCAGGTATAGGCAATCGTAGGGTCTACCTAGCGCCAACCTAGAGGCAACCGGGGGAGGAACCAGATGCCTAAGATTTAGGCAAACAAATAAATCGATTGCCTAAACTTTGTGCTTGCAATCCAGCCGCGATGTGAGACGATGCATTCGTCGGCAAGGCATAACGCAATGCCACAACCTGAAAGACAAACCAATGACCAATCCCATGACTGCTCGCATTCTTCAGTCCGTCACTAAGCCGGCTGAAGCCCCCAAGCCTGCGCCTGCCGCTAAGGAGATCGAATGGACACAACTTGACCCTGATTCCCTTTCCCCTGACCTTCGCAAAGCCTATGACGCTTATCGCCAAGCCGCAAAGGCCGCCGCAGTTCTCCGTACCGAGTTCGAAGCCCGCATGACGGTCGCAATCGACCCACTGGACGGCGAGAAGCTCGCCTTTGGCTACAAGTTCGGCAAGCTCTCCCTTGCCATTGTCCCTGCCGATCGGCCTAAGCGCCGGACTGCTGCCGTCTCCCTTGCGGACTATCTCGCATCCAAGGCGTGACCTGCATCCACCTTCACTCATAGTTTCCACTCACGACCGGGCTGCCCCTACGGGGGTGGCCCAAAATTTTGGCTTCGGGCCTGGCGCAGACTCCCTCAAAATCCGAAATTAATTTTGAAAACCTCCCTATATAAAAAATTATGGCCACTTGACTTTCTATCCGAATCTGTCATAGTGGGAAGATGAAATTGGAAGACTTTGCCGATATCTCCGAGGTTCTTGGCGGCGGGATTTTCATCCTCGCCTACCGCGGGGAAATTGTGTTCATCGGCAAATCCACCCGCGGGATGCTCGGGGCGATCAGCAACTATCGGGCGAAGACCATGCCCAGTTGGTTTCCCCGGGTGACCTTCGATCAAGTCCTCGTAAAATACATCCACCCGGATCAACTCGAAGCCACCTACGCCGAACTCATCGCTGAGTTCAAACCTCGCCATAACCGAGATATCCTCCCGGCCCTGAGCCAGCCATTGGAACGACGGATATGAAAGCCCAGCGCAACCCTAACTCCCCGGTGATTCGCTCGGTCCGGCCGATGGTCCGCGCCGATCTCGAACTCCTGCGCCAGCCTTCTGCCCGGACCCGTATCCAAAAGCTCCGCGACAGCCACCATATCATGGCGCGACTCTTTGTGTCTGGCCTAACCAACGCTGAAGTTGCGGCCGAAACCGGCTACACCATTGCCCGTGTCTCCGTCCTCCGCGGTTCCCCTGCCATGCAGGAACTCATCGAGCGCTACCGCTCTGACGACCACGACGAATGGCGCAAACACCGTGACGGCACCTACGAATACATGCACCGCGTCCGCATGAAAGCCGTGCGCCTGATCGAAGACGCCCTTGACGAAGACGAAGTCAAACCTGAGTTTGCTCTTAAGGTCTTCGACTCAATGGCCGATCGTACCGAGTACCATCGTAAGTCCACCAAGGAAAACATCAACATCGACTTCGCGGCTCGGCTGGAACTTGCAATCTCCAGGTCCGCCAAGATCATCGATGCCAATCGTCTAGAAGACTAAACCGAATCGGTGCGACTCTCCCTCGCCACCGATGACCCCGGGTTACTCGTGAGTGTGTTATTGGCTTTCACCCTCGCTTGAGTTCCCGGGGTCTTTTTATAAGGATCGACAGATGAAGCGCCTTGCATACCTTTGGTGGACCCTGGCCATCGCCATCCTTGGCTTTGGCTCCTACCTCAAATCCGCCTCCGCTCAAAACGCAGGCTACATCGCGCCATCCACAATGGCCTCGGCCGCGATCAACATTTCCACCGCCACAACCACCAAAGTCATCACCGGCATTACCGGCCGATGGACTTACATCACCTCTTTCAACGTAATCGCCGGGGGCTCCGGCAACTTCCAGCTTGTCTACGGCACCGGCTCAACCTGCGGAACTGGACAAGTTAATCTGACTGGCGCTTACAACCTCACCGCCCAAGCTGGTCTCGTGGTCGGCTCCGGCATAGCCCCAGCCCTCGTAATCCCCACAGGCAACGACGTCTGCGTCATAACCTCCGCGGCCGTTCAAATGTCAGGGTCGATTGCCTATGCGCAGCCGTAAGCTTCTCGCCCTCCTTTTCTGCCTCATTACCTTTCCGGCCATTGCCGGGTATATGACGTTGCTTGGGGCTGGCGTCGGATCAATCGCGCCAGTCGTCAGCTGGGTTTCTGGCACGGACGCTTTTCCCAGTTCCAGCCTAACCTATTCCGGCCCGTCGCTTTCGACTATGTCCGACAGCACTGGCAAGCTAACCTATAAACCAAACAATCTTGCGCTGAACACCGCGACGCTTTCAACACAAACAGTCACGGTCCAAGTTGGTGTCAACTATATTCTATCCATCAAAGGAACCGGCTCAGTTACACTATCGGGCGCTTCGACAGCTGGTCCTCTTAATGGTACGGGCGCAAGTAACCGCGTCGATCTAAAAATCACAGCGGCAACAAGTTCACTTACACTAACTGTCTCCGGTTCGGTTACTTCCGCGCGCTTATCCGCAGTCACCTATGAAACAGCCTTTCGCTCAGGTGACGACGTAGACACCACGGCATCGGCCTACTACGGCCCGCGCATTGACTACTACCCCAATACATTGGCGGTTAAGGGCCTGCTAATTGAGGAAGCAAGAACAAATCAAAATAAAAGCTCCGCCGATATTGCAGGGACTGGATGGACCGCAGGCGCTGGTGTGACTATTGGCGCGACCACCACTGCGCCGGATGGCACAAGTAGAGCAAAGCTTTACCAATCGACTGGCGCGTCAGATGGGCTTTACAACACGTCTGCTGTTGCTATTGCATCGCCGTTCGCATCATCTGTTTACCTCAAGTACGGCGGTTCGGGCAGATGGTTCGTTATCCGTTCATACGGCACAGGTGGAGCCCAATTGTGGGTAGACCTTCTTAACGTAGTCATTGGAACATCATCCAATTACTCTGGAATAGGCACCGTCATAACGCCAACAATCACCGCCATAAACAACGGCTGGTATCGCCTTACGCTCGGAACAAGCGCCGGTGCAACGCACAACTATCTGCAAATAAATTCAGTCAATGCAGACAACTCTACTACCCAAACCAATGGGTCAGCCTATGTTTGGGGTGCACAGACAGAGGCCGGCTCCTTCGCCACCTCCTACATTCCCACAGCCGCAGCCTCCGTTGCCCGTGCTGCTGATGTATTTCAGTTCACCGGGCCTGCGCTAACGGCGCTACAAGGAGTGGCTGGTACTTTCATCGCTGAATCTATTTCACAGTCGGGTTCTTCGCCTGCATCCATCACAAATATTGTCGGTGGAACCAATTCAATTCTTTACCGTGATACCACGGGCAAGACTGGCACTACCAACGGAACGTCAGCACTTCTGACAACAGCTGCACCGACATGGAACGCTTCGCTTCGTAATGGTCTTGCATGGTCTGCCAGTGGACGTTCATTAGCATATACAAGTGGCACAGTTGCTACGGATGCAAATACTGTCAGCAATGGTGGTACTTTATACCTTGGTTCTAACAACGGGTCCGCTGTTGAAAATGGCTGGTATAAATCTTTTGGGATTTGGAACCAAAGACTTAGCGATGCCACACTTCAAACAAAACTTACTGTTGGTGGAAGCTACGCAGCCAACGACAACAGCCTTCGCTTCGCCGACAACGACAATCTGCCGATCCATTGGAGGGTTGCGCTGTGATTCGTCGCCTTGCTATCGCACTCACCCTCTGTACCTTGTCGCTGCCAGCTTGGGCCACAGAAATCCTCATCAACTATCCGTCCAAGGCCGCACTCGTGCAGATGGCGACCGCGCTCGGCTACTATGATCCCGTCGGCAAGGCCATCGTGGCGCAGGCGCGCGTGGACGCTGGCGGGGAGTATTTTTTCAACAATGTCGGCCAAGTCGTAGCGACGCCCGCGGTCCTCGACACGTCGACCATGCCGCCGACCGTCATCACGCCCGCCGTCATGGCGCCCGGCCTTTGGGCCCGCCTTCGCCACAATGCCGACCCTGCAAGCCTTTCCGCAAAGATCGCCAAATCCGCCACTGCTGCCGCGGCGCTTGGCATCCTGATCTACCGTCGCCTGCCACTAGGCCCAAAAGACAGCAACGGCAATCCGACCCTCTGCTGGTCCGCTGACAACCTCACCTGCGGCCCAGCCTACCTCGACCTTATAGGTGTGATCGCCTAATGGACGACAAGCTTCTCCATTTCCTGGCCTTGACCAAAGGCGACCCCCTTGCCTTCACCATAGGCGCGTATCCTTGGGGCCAACCCGGGACTGTGCTTGAATCCTCCGATGGCCCCGAGGAATGGGCCTGCGAACTTATGAACCGCATCCGCGATGGCCTGATCGACACCAACACCGCCATCCAAGAAGCCGTCGCATCCGGCCACGGCATCGCCAAATCCGCCACGGTCGCGATGCTCACCATGTGGGCGTTCTGCACTCTCCCCGACACCCGCGGAGTCATCACCGCCAATACCGAAACCCAGCTCAAAACCAAAACTTGGGCCGAACTCGGCAAATGGTTCAACCTTTGCTTCTTCGCCCGTGAACACTTTACCCTAACTGCCACTGGTCTGTTCTCCAAAGACCCTAATCGCGAGCGCACTTGGCGCATCGACATGATTCCGTGGTCTGAGAAAAACCCAGCGGCCTTCGCCGGCCTCCACAACAAAGGCAAGCGCCTGCTACTGATCTTCGACGAAGCTTCTGAAATCCCTGACATAATCTGGGAAACCGCAGAAGGCGCACTCACCGATGCCGACACAGAAATCATATGGCTCGCCTTTGGTAACCCCACCCGAAACATCGGCCGATTCAAGGAATGCTTTCCCGGTGGAAAGTTCGCTAATCAGTGGCATCACTTACAGATTGACTCTAGAACAGTTAGGATCACCAACAAGAAGCGGTTGCAGGGATGGATTGATGCCTATGGACTTGATAGTGACTTCGTCAGAGTCCGTGTCCTTGGACAGTTCCCCCGAAAAGGCCTGATGGAATTCTTCTCGGCCGCAGCCATCGACGAAGCCATGGCCCGAGACGTCTTTGTCGACCGCGCCGAACCCCTAGCCCTTGGCGTCGACGTCGCTCGCTTTGGTATGAACGCATCCGTGATCTTCCCTCGTAAAGGCCGCGATGCCCGTACCATCGAGCGCTTCCGCTACAACGGAATGTCCACAACCCAACTCGCCGATGAAGTCAGCAACATCAATGCCCAATATCACGCCGATGGAATCATGATCGACGGTGGTGGTGTCGGCGGCGGTGTAGTAGACCAAGTCCGGGCCAAGCGCCTGTTCTGCTATGAAATCCAATTCGGCGGCAAAGACATAATTCACAATACCATCTGGGGCAACACTGGCGAGCGCTATGCCAACAATCGTGCTGCCATGTACGGTGCCTGCCGGGCTTGGCTCGCAACCGCTGCCCTACCCCTTGACCCAGAACTCCGTCGCCAGATGCTCGCCATCAAATACACCTACAACGCCAAAGACGAAATCATTCTCGAACGCAAAGAAGACCTTGTCGACGAAGACGGCAACGGTATCGCCCTCGATGATATCGATGCTTTGGTCTTGACTTTCTCCCATCCTCTGTCACGATCAGCAAGAGCAGGTGGAGATTATCCGCAAGACAACCTTGTAACCTCCGAGTACGATCCCTACTCGCCAGATCGCATGCAAGCATAGGAGCCTCCCATGTCCAGCGCATTCAAAGCAATCGGTAAGTTCCTGTTTGGTGGCCAAGGCCAGACCCAGCCCGCAGCGCCTCCGGCCCAGCCTGCTCCGGCCCAGAACCCGACTGGCACCCCCAATACCAACAAGCCGACGGCCCAGCCGACGTTTCTGTCCTCGGCCGCTGCTGCCCCTGCGGCCGGCGCAGTTGCTGGCGGTAAGACCTTGCTTGGGAGCTAATCCATGGCTATCGTTGTACCTTTCGCCAAGAACGCGCCACAGCGCCTGCCAATGCCCGATGAAACCTTCACCATGGCGGCAGCCGCGCTTATGCACGAGAACGGGCGATTGGTGCAACCTCAGCAGCCAATTCAGAAAACTGGTATGTTTGATGAAATCCCGGAGCCAAACAAACCACCAATGTCTGAGGCTGAATCAAAGCTTCCAGTAGCCAATACTGAGGTTGGTATAGCCAAGCCTGATGAAATGCTAGCTGCTCACGGGGCATTTCGTATTCCAGCAGGAGCTTATGGCAAAGACACTTCTGCCGCAGATCATTGGGACGATAAGAAGCTTGAAGAATATGGCGCAACCAAGAAAGTTCTGAAAGACGGTGGCGTGATCCTTTATAGAAAGAATGGGCCTACCTCATGACCCAAGTCCTCACCACCAAAGACTACGCCTACCGCCGATACGTCGAAGGTCGGTTGCTTTCGCTTCGTGTCAACCGCTACTCTTGGTGGGTCCACTGGCGTGAACTCGCAGACTACTTCCTGCCTCGCCGGTATAAGTGGCTAATCACTCCCAATCAACAATCTCGTGGTTCGCCGCTGAACCAGAACATTCTCGACTCAACTGGTTGCGTCTACGCGCGTAACCTAGCCTCAGGTCTTGTTTCTGGCAAATCCTCGCCGACCAGCCTCTGGTTCCGGCTTCGGGTTGGCTATTTCGATTCGACCCAGACTTCCCCAGTCTCACTTTGGCTTGCTGAAGTTGAGCGGATCATGTATTTGATCTTCTCCGAATCCAACTTCTATAATTCCATCGCCACGTTCTACTACGACCTTGTTGTCTTCGGTACAGCCTCGCAGCTGATCTATGAAGACTACGATAACGTCATCAATTGTATCAATCCCTGCCTCGGCGAATACTACGTCGATATCGATGGCAAATACCGCCCGACTGTTTTCTATCGCGAGTTCACCATGACCGTTATGGCCGTGGTCCGCGAATACGGCTACGAGAACTGCTCGCAAGCTGTCCGTGAAGCCTACGACCTTAAAGACGGCTCCGGCCTCTCCCGCGAAATCATCGTGGCCCATTCAATTGAACCCAACACCGATGGCCGCGCTAAGGAATTCGGCATCCCCGAACGCTTCAAGTTCCGCGAGGCTTATTGGGAATGGGGCGGATCAGCCTCCCCGCAAGGCGGCGCTGCCAGCCCTCCCGGCTTTCTCCGCAAGCGCGGCTATGAAGAACAAATGGCAATCGTTGGTCGCTGGGACATAGTCTCCAACGATCCCTACGGCCGATCCCCTGCGATGGACGGCCTGCCCGACCAAAAGCAAGTCCAGCTTGAAACCCGGCGCAAGGCCCAAGCCATCGACAAGATGGTCAACCCCCCGCTGGTCGCAGACGTTCAGCTGAAAAACCAGCCGGCTAACCTAACCCCAGGTGGCATCACCTTTGTCTCTGGCTATTCAGCCTCTGGCAAACCCGGCTTCGCCTCGGTTTACGACACCAAGTTCCCGGTCCAAGAAATCACGGCCGATCTTGAAGAGGTCAAAGGCCGTCTTGCGGAGATTTTCTTCAATGACGTCCTTCGCACAGCTTCCCAGTATGAAACCCGTTCCAATGTCACCGCCGTCGAATGGGACCTCCGCAAGTCTGAATCGCTGGTTATGCTTGGTCCCGCCCTTGAACGAATTGACAACGAAGTTCTACGCCCTGTGCTTGAGCGAGTCTTTGCTATCGCCAACCGCGCTGGAATTATTCCCCCAGCACCACCCGAAATCCAAAACCAGATGATGACCGTCGACTTCGTGTCGATGCTTGCTCAGGCCCAGCAAGCCACCAAAGCCGGATCGATCGAACGTGTCCTGTCCCTCGCGGGTAATATGGCAGGCGTCATCCCCGGGTCCACGGATAAAATCAACTTCGACTACGCGCTTGACAAATACTCCAGTCTACTGAACAATGATCCTAAGATGATGAAAACAGATGATGAAGTCGCCAAAATCCGTGAGGATCGCGCTCATCAGGAGCAGGCGGCGCAGCAGGCGGATATCGCCGAGAAGCTTTCGCGTGGTGCCAAGACCCTTGCCCGTGCCGACACTGACGGGGCTAGTCCGCTGCAACAGTTGACGGGAGGCGTTGGTGCCTCGTAATGCCTCCCAAACCAAGGAAATCCGGCGCTATGAAAAAGCTGCCAAGCTCCGAGAGCAAAACCGGATTAACTTCATCGTCGCAGCTATGTCAACTGAGGCTGGTCGAACATATTTCCGGGATATCCTCGCAACTTGTCATATCTTCGCGGACCCATTCTCCGGCGATGCCTTGCGTGAAGCGTACTCCAAAGGTGAGCGTAACATAGGCCTGTACATCTACAACGACATAGTCACTCATTGTCCCGACTACTTTGTCTTGATGATGAAAGAAGCCAACATAGAGGAACAAGTAAATGACCGACGGAACGACGACGATCGAGACACCGACGACACCGA